CTAGGGGGGTAGCTGTAAAATCTACTGTAGTATACCTATTAGACCCCCCTGGCAGTGCCTAATAACATTATACACATCATATCCACATTTGTCTATTGCTATAATGTCGCATATGAAATTTAACCTAAAAAAAACTTGACAAAATCGGAAATCATCACTATAATAGAACCTATATATTATTCAAAGGACATATATACACGAAGATTCAATAGAACAAAAAGGGTCATCACGAATAATATACTAATTATGCTAGATCTAGACATAAACAGAGTAAAACAACTTCCTTTCAAGGAGATAATGGAGCTAATAAACGCAAATAATGGATTCTTCTATAACAAAGACTCAAAAGAGAAACTTAACAGATATGCAGGAGAAGTTCCTAGACGCACTTTTTACAGAAGCTCAGGGAAATCCACGAGAGGCAGCAAGGATAGCAGGTTATTCAGAGCATAGCTATCCGAAAGTTGTACGAAATTTAAAAAAAGAGATTACAGAGCTGGCGGAAACCCACTTATCAACCCACTCTGCAAAAGCTGCCACTAGGTTAACCTCCTTACTAGATGAAGACGGCACTACACCACAGGCAAGTATTCGTCTAGCAGCAGCGAATTCACTATTAGATAGGGTTGGTATCACAAAAAGAGATCAATTAGATATTAATATGAAAGCTCTACACGGAATATTTATACTACCACCAAAAGATGGAACCAATAAAGATAAAAAAGAAAGCTAGAACCATACCTTTTGGTTTTAAACAGGCAGAAGATCCACAATATCTAGAGCCTGTAACAGAAGAATTAAGTGCTCTTAGACAAGCAAGAGAATATTCAAAGACTTGTTCACTAAGAGAGACTGCCCAATGGCTACATAGAAAAACAGGAAGATACATATCACATGTCGGACTTAGAAAAAGACTCGCAAGAAATAACACCACCGAAACCGAAGAAGATAGTTCAACAGAAAGCCAAGAAGTCAGTTAAACAGATACTAGCTCGCACTCGTAAGAAAGTTGCAAAGGCAGAACAAACTCTACGTTCTGCTAAGATGTCAGCAGAAAATACCAAGAAGAAGTTGTTAACTATAGACAAAGCTCTGACTGGTAAAGAGACTCAATTACTTACCGAAGACATAATCGAGAGTGCACCTAAGAACGTACAAGAGCATGTGCAAAACCAAGAAGTTATCTTTAAGCCTAATTCAGGCCCACAGACACAATTTCTTGCAGCTTCTGAAAGAGAAGTTTTTTATGGTGGAGCACGAGGCGGTGGTAAATCATATGCGATGTTAGTAGACCCGCTTCGCTATTGTACATATGCAAATCACAGGGCACTCCTAGTGAGGAGGACAATGCCTGAGTTAAGAGACTTAATTCAAAAGTCTCAACTATTATACTCAAAAGCATTTCCTAATGCAAAATGGAGAGAACAAGAAAAAGAGTGGCGATTCCCATCAGGGGCAAAGATAGAGTTTGGTTACGCAGAGAACATGACAGACGTTTTACGTTACCAAGGTCAATCGTACACATGGATAGGAATAGACGAACTTCCACAATATCCTTCGCCAGATATATATAACTTTCTAAGATCTTCTTTAAGATCGGTAGATAAAGATATACCTGTTTATTTAAGAGCTACAGGTAATCCAGGGAATATTGGTTCCCAGTGGGTACGAGAGATGTTCGTAGAACCTGCAGAACCAAATACAGCTTTTGATGTAGGGGTAGATACACCTAATGGTAAAAAGTATATTACCAGAAGATTTATCCCAGCTAAGTTACAAGATAATCCTTATCTTATGCAAACTGATGATTACTATATCATGCTTGCATCTTTACCTGAAGTACAGCGTAAACAATTTTTAGATGGAGATTGGGATGCATATGAAGACTCAGCGTTTCCAGAATTTAATAAGACAACCCATGTTGTCGAACCTTTTGAGATACCTAGAGGCTGGTACAAGTTTCGTGCTGCTGACTGGGGTTATTCTTCTCCTGCTTGTGTTTTATGGTTTGCTGTTGATTACAATAATAATCTATGGATCTATAGAGAATTATATACGAAGAAAGTAACAGCAGATTATTTCGCAAGAAATGTATTGAGCCTAGAGCAGGGAGAACATATCCATTACGGGGTCTTAGACGCTAGTACATGGGCAAGAAGAGGTGATGTGGGCCCAAGCATTGCAGAGACAATGATACAGCAGGGATGCCGTTGGAGGCCCTCAGATAGATCACCTAAGAGTAGAATTAATGGTAAACTTGAAATCCATAAAAGATTAAGAGTTAATGATGAAGAACCAGGTATTAGAATATTTAAAACCTGTAGAAATCTAGTAAGAACAATGGGTATGCTACCTACAGATACTAAGAATCCTGAAGATGTAGATACTCATGCAGAAGACCATGCATATGATGCATTAAGATATGGATGTATGAGTAGACCAACACATCCTAAATATGCAGAAAGATTTAGAACATTCTTTAGACAGAATGACTTTCATGCTGCAGATGATAAATTTGGTTATTAATTATGAATAGAATTGCAAGACAGATATTACAATATATAAATAACACTAATAGAAAAACTAAACAACTTAGTCTTTCTAGAACTCTAAAGAAAGAAGTAGAGATTGGTGCTAATGGTACTCAAGGGTATACTATAAAACAAGGACTTAATAAAGGAAAAGTTATAATTGCTTCCAAGTAGAAAAATACCAGAGATAAATAAAAAGAATTTTCCCTACGACTTAGTAGTTGCATATTGGGAGGATATTGTTGGATCATGTGAATGGTCTGATATACCAGATATAAAAAAAGCAAAGACTGCAATATGTTGTAGTTTTGGATGGCTTGTAGAACAAAATGAAAAGACTACAGTTATCATGGCAGATTTTATATTTGAAGATAGCGGATCTATAAAGCAAGGTGGTGGTCATACAGTGATACCTACCAAGAATATAATTAAGATTAAAAAAGTAAAAATATAACAGGAGACAGCAATGGAAGCAAAATTTGATCCAAAAGCTAAAGTTAAACAAGGTCAGTTAAGTGATGGTCCAGAAGGCAAACAGCCTAATAGACCACATAATAATATTGACTTTTCTCAACATGCACCTAGAAAATACGAAGAGTATGACTATGATCCAAATGTTCCAACTAAATCTGGATCAGAGCATGTACAAGATTCTTTGTTTAAAATGGCAGATGAAAAAGACTATTAATGAGTCTTGGAGCTAAGAGTAATTATATACCTGTAGTATATGCAGGCACTAAGAAAAAAAAGAAAAAGAAAAAAACTAAAAGGAGAAAACCCAAATGATGAAAAGATACATGGAAGGCGAGTTAGCACCTGATGCACCTAAGAAAGCAAATGATCCTATGGAGTTCAGTGGCGGATACAGTGGACCTAAATTAGGACCAGATGTAGAAGGTAAAGCTAAGAAAGCTGGAAACAAAGTAGATCCTGCAATCTTTAGAATGGCTGAAGAAAGAGATTATTAATGACTGTAAAATCTACACAAGAAACTAAGTATATTTCTAAAGACCTTAGAGAAACTAAAGGAAAGTTTAAAAGTAGATATGAAAGTGGTAAAGATAAAATTGATAATTTAGAGTATGGTACTAAAAAGTATGCTATTCAAAACTTTAATGATAATGCTAATATTACATTAGATGCTTTACAACAAGGTTTAGATCTTAGACAAAGTGATCTTAATATACTAAATAGACAGTATAAAAAAATTATAGAGTTAGGAGGATCAACTGAAGCTGCAGATAAAAAACTTAATAAAATTAAAATGTTTCATAAAAGTAATGAAAGTTTAAAAAAGAAAGGTAAAGATCCTTTTGTTGAAAATCAACAATTCGATACATAAATATGGAAGAAGAAGATAATAAAACTAATGGCGGATATGAAGCCGAAGGTAATGCTTTAGTTGGTTATATTCGAGAAAGATTTCAACAAGCTGAAACATCTAAAGTTTATGACGAGAAAAGATGGTTAAAGGCTTATAGAAACTACAGAGGATTATATGGACCAGAAACTGCATTTCGTGAGAATGAAAAGTCAAGA